TTAGAGACAAAAATATCAAAACAATTTACCAGAATATCTGGTGAATGGTTCGTATTTGACGATGATGCTAATTATAAAGTTAAATATATTTTGGGTTTAGTCAAAAATGACAAAACCCAAAGAAATGCCAGAAAAGAGGCATCTAAAACATTAAGAGTAGGCGAAGGATCGATATTTAATGCTGAAAAAATAAAAGAAAATTCACCAGAGGATTTCGAGGCCATAAAGCGTGGTGAGAAAAGTATCAATGAAGTGTCTGTTAATCTTAAAAAGGCACATGTATCTTACAGTAGTGGAGAGAATGAGTGGTACACACCATCAAAGTTTATAGAATCAGCCAGAAAAACAATGGGAAGTATTGATGTCGATCCAGCATCGTCTAAAATGGCTAATAAAGTTGTTAATGCGACAAAATACTATACAAAGAAAACAAATGGGTTAAACAACGAATGGATAGGCAACGTGTGGATGAATCCACCATACGCACAACCATTAATTAATGAATTTTCACAAGCGTTGGAAAAAAATCTGAAGAATAAGAAAACAAAACAGGCAATTGTATTGGTAAATAATGCTACTGAAACAGAATGGTTCCAAAGAATGATGAAACTATGTCGTGCAATATGTTTTCCCAAGGGAAGGATTAAGTTTATGGATATAAACGGCAAATTAGGTAATGCACCACTACAAGGACAGGCAATATTGTACTTTGGTGAAAATATAAAACTATTTAAAGAAAATTTTAATAAGTACGGAAAAATATTATGGAACGAGGAGCAATAAAAAACAAAGAAGGTGCCAGTATATTATGTGATTTTACTGGACTTCAATATGGGAAAATAACACCTACAGATTTAGATGGATTTGTCGATTTTGGCAATAAAATATTTGTACTTATTGAATGTAAAGGGGGAGATGCAAAAATGCCATACGGTCAACAATTAGCACTTGAAAGATTAGTAGACAACTCAAAAGTAAAATCTTTGTTAATTGTAGCTAGATGGGAAAAGTTATCAAAAGGATTTATCGATGTATCAAAATGTAAAGTAACACAAATAAGGTTTGCAGGAAAGTGGCATAAAATACCAAAAACAACAGTTAGAGAAATCGTAGATAGATTTGTCGAAAAATATGCACCAGAATATAATCATTAAAAATTATTAAAATTAAAAACAGGAGATAATTATGTCAAGAAGCTTAAACAAAGCACAATTAATAGGTAATTTAACAAAAGACCCTGAGTTAAGATATACTCCAAGTGGTACGCCCGTTTGTAACTTTTCAGTAGCAACTAATCGTAATTGGAAAAATGCAAAGGGAGAGGCTCAAGATGAGGCAACTTTTCACAAAGTCATTGCTTGGAGCAAATTAGCAGAGATATGTTCTCAGCTATTAACGAAAGGCAGAAAGGTTTTCATTGAAGGACGAATATCTAACAGAAATTGGGAAGATCCACAGGGACAAAAACATTATGTAACAGAAATTGTTGCAGATGAGTTAATATTATTAGACAGTAGAGGAAAACAAGTTGGAGCTGCTCTCCCAAATGAACCAGCACCACCCGAACCTGAACCTTCTCCCGTAGATGAAAAGGTTGAGGATATTATCATCCCTGATGATTTTGGAAAAGATAAAAAGGACGATATTAAAGAAGAAAAAGACGCATTAATTAAAGAAAAAGACGATGACGTATTACCATTTTAATAATTTAGGAGGTGAATAATTATGTTATTAGCAGGCGCTGAAGGTGGATATGTTTTTGAAGAAGTTGTTCCCACCGCAACAAATACAGCAACATTAGTAGAACCCGTTCCTACCCCCGTTAATTTGCTTTCAGACGAAAAGAAAGAACTTAACGGCTTAAATTATTGGATTTTTCTAGTAGTAGTTGCTGTTTTAATGGCCGTTAGTATGATTTCCATATTTAAAAAGAGAAAGTGAAAACTTGGCAAAAAAAACTTGATATTTCTTGGCATCTATGTTATACTTAACACAAGATGCCAATAGGAATATATAAACGTACAAAAAAGCATTTAGAAGTTATGAGTAAAATCACAAAGCAATTGTGGCAGAATAAAGATTATAGAAAAAAACAAATTGAGGCTCATAAAGGTCATAAATTTAGTAAAGAAACAAAAAAGCGCATGAGTGAAGCTCGGAAAGGGAAAAAATGCCCATGGGCTGGCAAATACAAAAAAACGGAAGATCATAAAAGAAAATTATCAGAAGTTCATAAAGGAATGAAAAAACCATGGGCGGGGAAATATAAACGTACTTTAGAAACTAGAAAGCATATGAGTGAACAAATGAAAAAGTCTGGGAGAAAACCTCCTTCTCAATTAGGAATGAAAGGAAGTAAAAGTGGCGGTTGGAAAGGTGGGGTTACAAAGAAAAATACTTTAATTAGAAATAGTAGAGAATTCGATCTTTGGCGGAAGTCTGTTTTTGCCAGAGATAATTATACTTGTCAGAAAACAGGAAAGAAGGGTGGAGAATTACATCCTCACCATATTCAAAATTTTGCTCAATTTCCCGAATTAAGATTTGTAGTTAGTAATGGAATTACATTAAGCGAAAAAAGCCATAAAAAATTTCATAGAATATATGGAACAAAGAATAATACCAAAAAACAAATAAAGGAATTTTTGGAAAATTAATTATGAGTAAAACCACTTGGCAAAAAAAGGAAATTAAAGACGCTAAACAATTTGGTGGACGACGCACTCCTAAAAGTGGAGGGTTTTGGTCGTTCGCAGGGGATGTCGTAACGAAAGACTACCTAATCGATTCTAAGACAACCGATAAAGAAGGATTTCGGATAACATCGAGTGTGTGGACTAAATTGTTCAACGAGGCATTAAAATCCAGAAAGCTGCCAATATTATCAATTTTACTTATAAAGAAGGGAATTGAATTAGTAGTTCTGGATAAAAATGATTTTATTAGTTTATTAGAGAAAAAGAAATGAAAAAAGGTGATAAAGTAAAAATTATTATTGGCCCACCAGACAAAGTAGGTAAAACAGGAGAAGTAACCACTATGATGACAAATGGTGTTATAGTAAAATTAAGTGATAATAAATTTACGCCTGTTCAATTTAAACATTTAGAGGTGCTTTAAAAATGACAAGAAAATTAAATCGAGTTAAATATCTTGATGTATCAGCTGAATTACTTGGTGAAATTCTCAAAAAAGCTTCTGAAAACGCTTTACCTAAAGATGCTCAAATGATGAGGTTTAGATATGAAATAAATACTCATTGTTGGCGACTTATTATACATAGCAAAGAATTTGATCGTGTTCCCGAGGGGGCAGAAATTCCTAGACATGACACTCCAGTGATTTCTTCAGATATATTAAAATAAAAAAAAGATGTTTTGTTTGCCTTGTTTAACTCTAATTCTATATTTCGTTGTTTTGGGTATTTTTATGCCGAGTAAAAGACAATTTATTAAGGGTGCTGTATTGTGTTTTTGGAGAAAATTAACTTTACAGAAATGTACTGATGCTTTCGATATATTAATGCATACGAGATTTATAATGTGGCTTGCTGGAAAAAATCGGATGTCTTTGGCTAAATTTTTTAAGAAGAAAAGAAATTTTGACATTGCTCTTGCTATTTTGGGACTTGTTTTTATGGTATCGAATACAGTATTATTTTATTTATTATATCGATTTTTATTTATTAAAAGTCCTTGTAACGAAGGAGCGTGTCAAATATGAAACTCTGTCAGTATGAAGATTTAAGAAAACTCAATCAAGCATTGAGTAGTTTTAGTAAAAATGAAGTACCTATCATAAGCGTAAACCATTTGGTTGTTGAGGGCAAAGTTCAATATTTTGTTTTAACCAATCCTAAGTATGAACCGAAGAAAATTAAAAAGAAAATAATAAAAAAAGAAGAAAAGAAAAAGTAATTTTCTCAAAATAATGAAAGAACCTAAATTTGTAGAATGTTGTGATTGTAGTACCATCCATTATGTAATCGATAAGGATACTGCAGAAAGTCTTAAAAATAAAATGGATGAAGATTTTTTAACTCGTGATTTAACTCGCTGTTCTAGTTGTGGATCGAAAAAGGAGTTTTCAATTGTATCTGAAATTTATGTAAAACATTTGTCACCTAGTGATAAATTATTACCCATATTTTTAGATTACGATGATCTCAAAAAATCCACAAAAAATAAACACTAACGAATTTTTAGAGAGAATACAAGGACTTAAAAAACTTTTAGATTCTTCGAAATATTTAGATCGTAATACTCGGGAAAATATCGCATGGTATTGTGGAGATCAAAAACGTCAATATATTGAAAGATATTCTAATAAAGTGTGTGTTAAAATAAAATAATAGATTGGGTACTGGGTACAGGCGAAACTCCAAACTTCGCCATGCAGGGTTCGACTCCTTGACAATCTGCAATGCTGGAGAGGGGGTAAATCTTCAGCATATGCGGGATTAGTTGATTGGCACAATGACATCCTTCCAATTTGTAGAAAAGGGTTCGATTACCTTATCCCGCTCACTCGGCTCCTACCTCGAAAGAGCGTCCGATAATCCTTTGCGCTTGAAAAGATGGAGAATAAGGGGGGCAACCTAAACATTAAAACATGTTTTATTGCATGGTTGTCAACTCGATAATATTATATATTTTAGGAGGAAATCATGACTAGGTAGTCGTCAAATTTTAATTGAAGACGGCCCTTAAGGGGGTGAATAGTCGTGATCAAATCTAGAAAAATTCGTAGCGGTGGATCTCGTAAATTTGGTAGAAATGAAATCAAATGTACAAGATATCGAATGAGAAACCGCCGAGAAAGAAACAAATTAAGAAAATTAAAAAAGATTTTTCGTAAATATCCAAATAATAAACAAGTCGCTAATCGTATTAAATCGTTGGAGAAAGAATTATCTTAATTAATAATATATAATGAGATATAAACAGAGATTGGCTCAACTGGTGGAGCGGGTGCTTTGGGAGCATCAGGTTGTGAGTTCGAATCTCACATCTCTGACTTGACATCGAACCTTTTTTCTTTTACCATTAGCAATGGAAAGATTCTGGAAAAAGGTACAAAAAACGGATACTTGTTGGCTGTGGACAGCGGGCAGCAGGGGTAACGGTTATGGTTGTATCAAGTACAAAGGAAAGGTACATGATGCACATAGATTTGTTTGGTTCTTGACCCATGGGTCTTTTTCCAAAAAGTGGATATTGCATAAATGCAATAACCGCAAATGTGTCAATCCTGAGCACCTTTATGAAGGGACACCGAAACAAAATTTTGATGACATGGAGAGAGCTGGAACAAGGTTCGTCCAAAAATCAAAATATGCTTCTCCCGCAGACAGAAGAAGAAAAACGTGGATGCGGTGGTATGAAAAGGCCAAAAATGAGCCTGGCAGAGAGAGGTATAATCGGTGGAGAAAAACACAAAAGTCAAAGAAGGACAATTAGTTTAGTGGCAAAACTTTCCCCTGTCACGGGAAGATCAAGGGTTCAATTCCCTTATTGTCCGCCCATTCCAAGATCATTCAACGGTAGGATGGGTGGCTGTTAACCACCTAATCTTGGTTCGAATCCAAGTCTTGGAGCAATAGATTTGTCGTCTAATGGTAGGACTTTCGGCTCTGAACCGAAAAATTGTGGTTCGAATCCATGCTAATCTACTAACCGAAGGAAGCCAAATGGCCAGGCAACGGACTGTAAACCCGTAATTTGTTGGTTCGATTCCAACCTTTCGGACATTTGGTATAATGTGTTTAAGTATTTAAGTAAAAGTATGAATAAAGCGTGGAAAGATTTAGAAAAAACAACAGCAAAAATACTTAAGGGTAGAAGAATTATTCGTATGTCTTACAGTGAAATTAGTCCTGATGTCAAGTTAAAGGATTTTCCTTCTTTTAAGATTGACACTAAAAGGTACAAACGGTTTAGGGTATTTTCTCTTTATGAAACAGTTAAGGGGAAATATTGTAGAAAACATGGTGACAATCCAATATTAGTTTTAAGACAACATAATAAAGTTACCAAATTAGCAGTGATAGATTTAAAACTATTGGCTAAATTTTTAGATTTTGTAAGAGAAAAAGGCGGAGAGAATGACTTCAAATAATATAGTTTCAATAGCGATAATCGGACATACAGGAATGGTTGGTAATCAAGTTTATCGATGGTTTAAAAAAAGAATTTATCCTAAATATAAAGTAATGGGTTTATCTTTGGACAGGGAAACTTATAGTTGGGAAGAAATTAATCGAGATGCCGATTATATTTTTATTGCTGTCCCAACACCTTTTGACTGGAAAACAAAAGAATATAAAACAAATATTGTTGAAGAAGTTTTGGATAAAATCGATAAGAATAAAAAGGTAATTATTAAATCAACAATTGTCCCTGGAACAACCGAGAGATTACAAAAAAAGTACCCAAAATTGTTTCTTTTATTCAATCCTGAATTTCTGAGTGAAAAAACAGCAGAATCAGATTTTATTAACCCTGATAGACAAATAATTGGATTTACAAAAAAAAGCTATCCATATGCCCAAGAAGTTTTACGTTTAATCCCTCAAAGTCCTTATGATGTAATATGTACATCAGGTGAAGCTGAAATTGCTAAATATGTCAATAATTTCCATGGAGCATTAATGGTTATGTTCGCCAACTTTTTCTATGATATTTGTCAAAAAATTAATGCTGATTTTGACGTTGTTAAGGGTATTTCAACTGCGTCCAAATGGGTTGGTTCGCCAATGGGTAGAATGTATTGGGATGTATGGCATAAAGGGAAAAGGGGGTATGGAGGAAGTTGTTTCCCTAAAGACATCAATAGTTTGATTAATTGGTGTAAAGAAAATGGAATTAATACAGAAATAATTGAAGCGACACAGAAATCTAATATTCGTATATTAAAAAGTCAGGGTCTAACTGAAAAACTTTTAGAAAAAAGATAATGGAAGTAAAAAATATATCAATCCAAAAAATACATAAAGCTAAATATAATCCACGAATAATTTACGATAAAGAATTTCAGGATTTGATTAGTTCCATTAAAGAATTTGGGTTTGTTGAACCAATCGTTGTTAATACTAGAGAACATGCAGATTTTGAAAAACACCAATGGACAATCGTTGGAGGACACCAAAGATACGAAGCTGCTAAAAAAATAGGGCATAAAGAAGTTCCTGTAATTTTTGTTAACCTCTCACCACAAAAGGAAAAAATTCTTAACTTGGCATTGAATAAAATAACGGGGGAATTTGACAATACAATGTTGGCGGAGATAATGTATGGACTTGTCGAAGAAGATAAATTAACACCAGACGACATACTGGGTTTTTCTCATGAAGAAATTAGTAAACTTTTAGACACAGTTATGGATATTGGCGACGAAGATGATGATTTTGATTTAGAAAAAGAAAAAGGATTAGCAAAAAACACCAAGATAAAGAATGGCGATATATATGAAATTGGCAAACATCGATTGATGTGTGGTAACAGTACTATCATGAAATCTGTCAGGATATTAATGAACGGAGAAAAAGCCAATATGATATTTACAGATCCACCATTTAATGTAGGACTTGAATATCAAGAGTACCAAGATAACAAAACAGACGATGAATATATGAGTTTTTGTAAAAAGTTCATGAAAAATATCCATAATATAATGAGTGATAAATCATCAATTTATTTAATGATTGCCGATAAGTATACAATCCGAGTCGGTACATTATTTGAAGATTTATTTAGATTCTCACAAATATTATTTTGGGTAAAAGAAAACCCAACATTAGGTAACAGTGATTATCAATATAATTATGAGGCAATCCTTTATGGTTGGAGAAAAGGCGGTAAACATAAGTTTTATGGTGGCAATGCCGAACCAGCCGCTAACTTTGTTAAAAGGGATAGGGGTAAAGATAAAGTTGAACATCCAGCACAAAGGCCAATTGAATTAGTCAACGATTACATTAAAAACTCTAGCCAGCGAGATGAACTGGTTGTTGACTTATTTGGTGGTTCAGGAACAACAATGGTATCTGCAAATTCTTGTAATAGACGATGTTATATGATGGAGATGGATCCGATATATGTTCAAATTATTATTAATAGAATGAAGAAAATTGGAGTCGATGCCAAATTAATATAAGAAATGGCCAAACAAAAATTACCATCTACTAAAGAAATAATAGCTGAGGCTCAAAATGTTGATCCCGATAATTTCAATAAAATAGCTTTGCGTAGAAGTAAGGTTAGAGAACTTATGAGAATGGGATATGGGACTTATCAAATATTTCGTATTTTAGAAAAAGGCATTAAGGTTGACAAAAATCAGACTGTTAAAGTCCCAACATCAGTAGCATCAGTAACAAATGATATAGAATATATTAGACAAGATGAAATGGCTCAAGATATCGATTTTAATGAAAAAAGAGCTGAAGTTAAAGATAAACTTGATTTCTTATACCAGAGATCAATACAAGAATATCTACAGGCAAGAGGTGCAACGAGAGCAACTTTTATGAATACTGCTCTATCAATTTTGGGTAAAATAATGGATATGGAGGGGATTAAATCTCCTGAAAATTTAAATGTTAATCTAAATGCAGAAGCTAAAATAGCACAGTTTTCTGTAGAAATGCATAAATTAAGTAAAGATGAAAAATCTACTATTCTCACCGCAATTCGCAAAGTTCGTGAACAACGCAAGTCTGGAGGAGTTGGACACACTGGAGTTCCTAACAAACCATCCAGAGTATCAACACAAACCAGTAACGATGAAAGAGTTTCTGGAAAATCCTAAATTTGTTACCGAACAAGACAAACCAAGACCTTATAATAAACAACTTCTTATAGATATTTTTGATAAAACTTCTACTTGGGAGGAATTTGAAAACTTGGGAAAATATGAAGAAGTTTTATATATTGCGGGGATTGGTTCGGGCAAATCTTATGTTTCTTCAATGGCAATTGTTTATATCATTCATCGCCTTTTGTGTTTAAGAAATCCTCAAAAGTATTTTAAGTTTGCTAAGGGTACTAAAATTGCTTTCGTCAATATTTCTAAATCGTTCAGTCAGGCTAAGGACATTGTTTTTGGTGAAATTAAAAATAGAATAGACAACAATCAATGGTTTCAAAATTTTTACCCATCTGATCCTCGTATTAAATCAAAAATACGAATGCCTAAAAACATTTTCATATTACCGCTAGGATCTAATGAAGAATCACCTCTAGGATATAACATTTTTGGATCAGTTATAGATGAAGCATCTTTTCATACATTAACTAAAGATAAAGATTACGCCGAAGAATCATATAATCAAATTAAAAAACGTATTCGTTCTCGTTTCTTTAGTAAGGGAAAAATGTTTATTATTACTTCTCCCAGATATGTTTATGACTTTGCTGAAACAAAATTCGAAGAAGAAAAGGATAATCCTAGAGTATTAAGAAGAAGAACTCCTTTATGGGAAGCTATGCCTGCAGAAATGTTTAGTGGAGAAAAATTTGATTTAGGTAAATATTTATCTAGCAAAGGAAAAGGGATAATGGTGCCAGTCGAATATGAAAACGAGTTTCAACAAAATCCAGAAAGGGCAATGAGAGATTATGGTGCTCAACCATCAATGGCTATCCAGGGATTTTTTAACAATCCAGAAGTACTTAATAACAACGCTAATTATAATCGGAAACACCCCGTAAGTCTCAAAACAGGAGAGTTTTCAGAATGGTTTTATAACCATAAGGGTAGTGAAAATTTTGATACTGATAAAAGATTTATCCATATCGACTTAGGACTTAATAGAGAAGGAAAGGGGGATTGTGCTGGTTTTGCAATGGGTAAATTTAATGGATGGAAAGATGTTAAAAGTATTAAAGGCAAAATAGAAAAACGTCCTAAAATATTTATCGATCTAATGATGCAAATAAAGGCAGGCCCTAAAGATGAAATCCAATTTGAAGATGTTAGACAAATAATTTATAAACTAAAAGATATTGGATACAATATTCATCTTATTACTTTTGACGGGTGGCAATCAGTTGATTCCGTTCAGACACTAAAATCAGCAGGATTTAATGCCGATTTTTTCTCAGTAGATCGTAATCCAGAAGCATATTATACGCTTAAAGCGGCTGTTTTAGATAAACGATTAGATTATTATTACTACAAACCTCTGATTACCGAACTACAACAACTAGAAGAAGTCAAAGGAATGAAAATTGATCATCCACGACAAGGAAGTAAAGATGTCGCTGATGCAGTAGCGGGTGTTTGTTATCAATGTGGAAAAGGTACACCAGGTTACGGTTTTAAGGTAGTAGGTAAGTAATTGATTTTCTTTTCAAAAAAAGGTATATTTTAGAAAGAAATCAATTTTTCTTAAAAAAACTATGAAAATCCCAAAATTTTTAGAAAAAACTATTCTAAATAGTGATAATGTTAAAGCAAAGATCGAAGAAGCCAAGAAGAAAAGCGAATCTGATACATCAAAAGATTTGAATCAAAAGTTAACAACACAACATAACAAAGAAGTCGTAGAAGAAGTTAATAAGGCATTGAAAGCTGCTAAAAAAGATTGGTCTTTTGAAACTGTTAAGGCACTCGACAACCGATTTCATCGTTCTCGTAAATATATTACTACTTCAAGTGGAACAGAAACATTCTTAGCTAATATTTTATTATCTGGGAAAAACTATAATACATTATCAACATTGTTTAGTGATTCTCCTGGTTCAATTCAGTGTGCAACAAGAATCAAAGAAGCTGTGTTGGGTGGTGGATATGTAATTAAGCCGTCTGTAGGAGGTAAAAAGGGTTCTAAAAAAGATTTAAAAAGATTAATTGATTTTTTTGATAACCCCAATCCTGATGACACAATCGAAACATTACTTGGTGTTTGTATTGAAAACTATCTTGCTTATGGAGATTTTTATTTAGAGAAAGTACCGACAAAAAGAAGTGCCAATAATAAAAAGAAAACAATGGAAGTGGCTGAACTTTACAACCTTGATCCAACGACAATGACTATTTTAGTTGATGCTGAAAAAAAGAAAAAAGGCGTGATAGAGAAAGTTGGATATAAAAGGAAAACAACTGAGAATAAATCTGTTGTATATAATTTGGATGAGATTTTTCAAGGTAAAAGACCAAGTCGTAGAGCTTCTTTATATGGTAGAGCCGTTTTAGAAGATAATACTGCCACACTACAATTACTATTAAGGGCATTAACTTACAATATCAATATTTTAAGAAACGGTGGTCGTCCACCCATTCAACTACAATTACCCGAAGATTCTACTGAAGCAGATGCAGATTCGGTATCCGCATGGTTTGAGAAGAATTATATGGGGCCTCATAATGCAGGCAAAACATTAATATCGTTTAAAGGCGCTAAAGCAGAAACATTAGGACTTACACCTCAAGATATGGCATATTTAGAATTACTTAATTTTGGCATTAGAGAGGTTGCGGGACAATATGGAGTTCCGTTACCCATGATTGGATTCCCCGAAGGTACAAATAGAGCAACAATGAGTGAAATGAGGCGTGCTTTTTACTTAACTAATATATTCTCTTTAAGAAAATTAATTTCACAAAAAATTACAAAAGTGATTATACAGGATAGCATGAAAATTGAAGGATGGAGAATAGACTTTAAAACTGCAGGACTAGAGGAATCTGAGGCTTCAAGGCGTGACTTTATGATGGCAAGAGATAAAGGACTATATTCATTTAATGAAGCTAGAATGTCTATGGGGTTACTACCAATTAGTGAGGAATGGGCTAATAAATATTATTTAGTTGGTACTAAAAACGACTCAATGATTGAGGTGGAAAAGGCTATTGGTAGAGTATCAGATACATCTTCTCCTGACGCATCTCGTGGGAAAGATAATCGTGGGCCAGGAGATAAAGATCCTAAAGAAGATGAGAGTTCTCACGATGAAAAATAGATATTGATTTTTAATAACATTTTTGATACAATATAAAAAGTTAAAGATTAAGTAAAAGGAGGCATAATGCCAGCACCAAATATTCCTAATACAGGTCAAAAGACAATTAGGGCACGAATGAAAGTAGAATCTTTTGTTTCACCTGAAAAACCAACGGTAAAACAACTTCAAGATTTTGACAAAAAGGTAAACGATTTTCTCGACACGATTGATAATACAAAAAGATTTCTCAACGGACGTAACTCTTATTCTATTGGAAATAAAATTTATATTCTAGTTTGGTATCTTAATAAAATAGCGGATGAACCAGTTACTACCCCTTTCGGTAATAAGGTTAAACAAGGACAACCTGTTATAAAAGAAGATGTCAAACCGAATAATAACTCCCAATAAAAAACATATTAACGATGTAGAAAAAGTTGATATACCGTTCGTTAAATGTTGTGTTTGTGGGATTCCCACAACACAGGGATTACATCAAATAAGATTAATAATGGTTAAACCAGCGAAAATGCAGAAAAATAAATATACTGGAGAAATCAGACGAATCCCCCCAGTAATGAAAAGAGAAGATGTTTATTTATGCATTAATTGTGTAGAAAAGAAAAAACTATGGCCAGGAAAAAAACCAACATAATTAATAAATACAAATTATGAAAAAAATAACTAAATGGATTTTAATTATCTTTGTTACTTTAATGGTAATTGGAGCTATTGCTGGAAGTGGTGGAGAATCTGATATTGGTAAATATGCTTATAATGCAACAAACAATATATATCAAGGCAAAATTATTGAAGTAAAACCATGTAATACTAAATCAAGCATAACTTGTTATGTTACTGATTTTGGAGATATTCATAATCAATATTCAGGAGCAAAACCAACAGAACATCCAGTAGACAATGTTAATGTCAAGGATAATATATCTAATCCTAAAGAAGATTTGAAATATATCTATGGAAGTGAATATTGTGTTTTAGAAAGCTGTATTTTAGAAACACAGGAACCAACTCAAAAAGTAGAACAAGAAAAGGAAAAAGATGTTCAGCCAACACTTAAACCAACATCAATACCAACACCGACACCAACTTGGTATAAAGGAGAATATAAAATTACTACAATAGATAAACAAGAAGGAATGGAAGATTACGATGTAGGTACTATCAATGTCTGGCCGTCATATGAAGATAGAAGTCATGTTTTATTTAAATTGATAAATAATGAAACCATCAAACTAATTGATTATGATTTGAAACATGATTATTGTAAAATTCAGAAATCTGAAAAAAGTGGATGGATAGCATGTGGTTGGATAAAAAATATGCCAAAATCACCTAAGTCTTACCCAACTCTTACCCAAGTTAAAGAGGATGCAAATAAGTATGTTTGTGATTGTTCAAAGAATTGTTCTCAAATGATAGATTGTAAGGATGCATATTTCCAATTTAATGATTGTGGGTGTGTTAAAAGAGATAATGACAATGATGGAATTCCTTGTGAAAGTATATGCCTATGAACAAAACCAATATAAATAAAATAAACTATGCCTAAAGGAATTTATAAACATAAACCATTATCTAAATCAGTTAAAGAAAAATTAAGCAAATCTTTATCTGGTAGAAAGAGACCGTCTTTTAGTAAAGAATGGAAAAAGAAAATGAGTAAATCTCATAAAGGAATGAAAAAACCATGGGTAAGTAAATTAATGAAGGGTAAAAAATTATCTGAAGAAACAAAATTAAAAATGAGTAAGACACAAACAGGTATGAAAAGAAAACCATTTACTGAAAAAGCCAAAGAAAATATGAGAAAGGCTAGAGAAGGAATAAAGTTATCTAAAGAAACTAGAAAAAAGATAAGCGAATCTCACAAAGGAGAAAAGTGTAATTTTTGGAAAGGTGGTATAACTCCTAAAAATAAAGCTATTAGAAATTCTATTGAATTTAGATTATGGCGAGAATCAGTATTTGCTCGAGATAGTTATACATGTCAAAAAACAGGAAAAAGGGGCGGAACATTACACCCACACCATATCAAAAACTTTTCTGATTATCCTAAGTTAAGGTTTGCAATAGACAATGGGATAACTTTTTCAGAGAAGGCTCACAAGGAATTTCATAAGAAATATGGAAAAAGAAACAATAATGAAGCACAATTAAAGGATTTTTTAAAGAATCAATTATGGGAATGACAAACGAAGACAGACTTAAAGAAATAGAAAAGATAGCAAACACTCTCGGTATTGGACAAAATCGAGAAGTAAAATGTTTCGGATGTAAAAAAACAATCAAATTTAAAAACGCCATTACTCTGACTGACAAGAAGAAAGTTACATATCTTTGTAAAGATTGTTATAAAAAACTAAAGAATGGTAATTTAAATAAATCTCAAATAGACGGAAATGATATTTTGAAAGAACTTGAAAAAGCTAGAAAAATGCCAGAGATGGAACCAGCACATTATCTTCCACGACCAATACCTTGGACTCCTGAAACAGACAAATGGAATCCTCCTTATACAATTGGGGATAAAATAGAAACGACAGGTTCGGATTTAGATCGTTATACAGTATCGTCAATGGAATGTACGGAAATGAAAGATGTGTCAAATTTACTCTTAAAATTTGAGTCTAAAAATAAACATGACTATAAAACAAACTCCACCACCAACAGATAATCCGAGTGTTCCTCAAAAACCACTTTTACAGATTACTCTACCCGCACCTCCAAACATGGATCCATCTGCTCCTGTATCTGTCGGAAAACATAACGCTTGTGCTCAAAAGAATTTTAAACAAGTTGCAGATATTTTGTTAGCTACTATTAGTAATCAAAAATTAATAAGTTTAGCCATCACTCAACAAGATAAAAAAGTTAAGGAACTACAAAAAAGTATGAAAATGATTAGCGATAATATTAGAAAATTATTAGGAGAAAATAAAAATGGCAGTAAACACAAGTAAAAATATTGAGATACAAAAATTAAAAGCAGAATCTTTTAAAGAGCGGCTTAAAAAGCGTGAGATATGGATAAATGGCCCTATAACGGATTCTCTTATAGAAATTCTTTATACAAATTTAATTAATCTTCAAGAACAATCTCAGCAACTCCCAATAAGAGTTATTGTAAATTCTTTAGGAGGTAATCTTTTTGAATCTGTTGTGGCTACTGATCTTATGGGAACAACTCCTTGCCCTGTTACTACCGTTGGATTAGCCAACATTGTTTCAGGTGGTTTTATTATTTTTATGGGAGGGAAAGAAAGAATATGTCATGACTATACACAAATCATGATGCATTCAGCTGGTTTTGGAATGACAGATAAAGTTCCTGATATCGAAGCTCATGTTGAATATATAAAAGAAGTTCAGGGCAAACTATCTAAACTTCTTTCTTATCAAACAGCAGGAAGAACAACGGTAGGGTATTGGATGGAATTATTTGAAAGTGGTAAAGATAAATGGTTTTCTGTTGAAGAAGCATTAAAATTAGGCATTGTACATAAAGTTATTAAGCGTAAAGAAATGGTTAATCCATTTTTCTATTCTCGTCCTACTTATACTTGGGATTTATTAGATATTGCGAGGAGCCAACAAGGATAATTTACAAAAAAGAAAAAATATATGACAGGAATATTTAACCCTAAACAAATGCTTAACCCCACAGAAGATCAAACGGCATCTCTTGGGTTTGAACGTGCTTCAAAAAATGTAGTTACTCTCAATCCAAATCAATGTCCTCAATGTTTAAGGCCAATGGGTGTTAAAGGATATAATTCAGCTACTGTGAAAGTATGGACTGCTTATGGATTAGATTTTTGGTGTAATGAGTGTTTTCAGAAGGGAGAACAAGAAAATATTTGTATGAAATATCGTAATCTATCTAAAAAAGAGCAAAAGTTTGCTCGTAAAACATTAAAACAAGATGAAAGAATTAAAAATAAACAAAGGAGCTAAATGAATTTAACTTGGCGATGTCAAATCTGTAAAAAAGAAAGGCCTGATAATAAAATCAGTGTTGTAACATACCCGATGAGAGGTCTTCCAAGTGCCGAAGTTAATATTAAGTATTGCAATGATAATATGAAATGTTATCGAGGTGCTTTAGAAAAGCGTAAAAGAGGAGAATTAAAATGAATATTAAACAAAAGTGGGAAACACCAGAAGGAAAATTGTTACTTAAAAAGTTAATACGGAAGTTTGGCAAATACAAAACAATTGTCTTAACATCAACTGGTAAATCATATAAAGTGCCGACAAAAGACATATTAACTATTGGAATAAAAGGTGTAGATTTAGATAAATATCCTGAATGGAAAATATGAAAAATTGGATTTATAGGGCAAACATGGATAGTTACCAACATAAGGATGGTACCTTTATTAGTTCTGTGTCTTTGAATGGTAGTTTAAATGATGGCATATTTCTTAAAAAAATTACTTTATTGGGAGATGAAGCAAGAGAAGAAGCATTAGATATTTTGAAAAAAGACATTGAAGAAAAGAGGAAAAAATGAAAATACTTATATATGGTGATTACTATAAATGGACTAGCGGTTATGCCAGAGAGATTAGAGATATTTTGCCTTATTTGAAAAAGGGGAATGATGTTAGACAAGTGGCTTTAGGATATAACGGATACCCCATAGACAAAGACATGGTTGTTTACCACACACAAACACCCGAAGTTAAAGATCACTATGCTCAAGAAGTCCTACATTATGCTTTAGATGATTTTCAACCTGATATTGTTTTAACTGTCCAAGATTTCTGGATGCTTCCCAAAATATCTTTTGTTTTAGCACATCCAGGTAAATTCAAATGGGTTCATTGGGGTACTTTGGATTCAGAACCTTTAGATTTCTATTCGAGAGAATCATTAAAATGGATGCATTATTGCTTTTGGCAATCTCACTTTGGTGCGATTGAATGTAAACAGCTTGTTCCAGGATTAATGGGTGAAGTTATTTATCCATCAGTTGATCCAAAAGTGTTTCACAAAATGGATAAAAAGAAACTAAAAAAACAATTCAAATTAGACGGAATTAACGTTTTGATATGTAATGCCAGAGGACAACAAAGAAAGAACGTACCCGTCCTCTTAGACGCCTTTAAAGAGGTAATTAAAGAAGTCCCGAACACTACACTTATCCTGTCATCAGGTATTAAAAGAACAAAAACAGATTCAGGAGAGTTTGATGGTTATGATTTAGAAAGATTTGTTCACGAACTAGGATTGGTAGATTATATACTTTTACCACGGGGCAGAGATAAGGGGCCGATAGACGATAAAACTCTCAATATTCAATACAATCTCTCAGATATAAACATTCTTCCCTCTTGGGGTGAAGGTTTTGGGCTGCCGTTTATAGAGGCGGGCATCTCTGCTGTCCCTTCTGTTGGCGTAGACCACTCGGCGGTTCGAGAGATTGTTAAAGATAGGGGATTATTAATCAAACCACGAGCTTATACTTATAACTTAGATGGTTCAAAATATCAACTTTGTCACCCAGATGATTTAAAAGATGCAATAGTCAAATTACTTACAAATAATGCAAGTAGAATTAAATATGGCAAGAAAGCTCAAGAATTTGCCACAAAACTAACACCTGAAAGTCGTGCCAAACTGATGTTAGATAGGTTCAAAAAATTAATTAAAGAGGATGCACAGCCTCTTACAAGAAGATAATGCCACTAAATAATTACACATCAAGTATGGCCATTAATAGAATATTTGATGGTATTCAAAAAATGCT